ACCACCAGGAGGAGACTCATAGTAAGCAGCTACACGACGTTCAAGCTGATCGGGAATCTTGTTAATGACATCACCTTTGGTATTATAGCCAAGCTGCTTCCAATAAATGCCGGGAGAACGATCGGCGTTCTCACGCAAGGCAATATGAACGGCGGACTCATAGTTATAGTGGGAAAAAGATCCACCACCAAACACCAGAGATTCAAACCATTCTTGGGCATGGCGAATATAAGGGTCGTCAGGAACATCGATCAAATAGTGCTGAGAAAAACGTTTGATTTGATTCTGTTCAATATAATATGCAGAGTGGGCAGGTTGGAAATCGGGAGGAGGGAGAGTAGAGAAATAAGATACAGCAAACGGTTCAATAAAGAAAGAGGTTTTGAAATTCGACTTACGGTCCACCTGACCGACCACCATCACGCCATCGCGTATGGTTATCAGTGGATAGGGGACGCCTGGGTAGTTCCTTTGAGGGAGCCCCCAGGGGCAGGAAAGTTTAAAGGTAAAGCATAATTTAGAGAAGATGAACCAACAGGCATGTTACCACAATGGACATAGATCTGGTTTCCAACAACAATCGGACAACCAGACCACCCGTCCTCAGTGGAAGCACTATGGCAAAGCTTATCACCTATATACTTGACGACCTCACCTGAAGAACACATCGTGTCATTAAACACGGTAAGTCTTGTAGCGAGGGGCAAAGGCTTTCCAGGAACATTTTGAACACTCTTCAAGCCGGGGAAGCGATGAGGCTCCACAGACACAGCAATGTCATCGGCTATTTTCTTGAACGTCATTTCGACTACTGTAGACACACAGGGACTCTCGAGGCGATTGATATGAGTCACCTTGGCAGAAAGGGTTCCATCTTTATCAACAGCCAAGCCGTGAAGGGTGGTAACAATATGACCACCACAGGCAAAGCCTTTGGAAGTCAAATCGTTGCCATCACGACGAGCAGTGATAGTCACAAAGGAATGAACACCTATAGCCTGGGAAAAGGGACTATCTACCATTTTAGCCTCGGTCTTGGGAGAGGCAGCCGCGGCGGCTTTCGCCTTCTTCGCAGCAGATTTGCGTTTTCTCTTTTCAGCATTTGTTAATTTTGCACCCACCTCCCCTTGCTCAACGACAGGCAGTTTTGCCACGGGAGCGGGAGGACGAACATTTGAAACGCCAGCTAAGCTGCTGGCGCCAAGGGCTTGAGGTAAAGGCTTAGCAATAGAGGATGTTTGCGGAGGAGTGGCAGCGCTAGTCAAAGTAGTGACAGCAGGAGTAGACACGTTAGATTCAGCAAAACCGCGATCCATATCCTCAAAATCATCTGGCGTCTGCATAGCAGCAGCACGCTTATACAGCGGCTGCTGAGCACGCGGGACGAAAGGAGCTTGAATAGCAGCACGGCGAGAAGCAAAATATTTCTTCTCAGCATCGTCATCAAACGTATCATCAAGCACATGGCCATGCTTACTCAGGAAGGAAGGCTGATCTTCCTCCAAAACATAAATGGGATCATCCTTTCCTCGGACCTTAAACCACGAACCGCGGGGGACACGGCGATATTTAGGTCTAGCTCCTTTTCGACTCTCCTCATAGAGTTGATCCAATGCCGCGCGCTTTTCGCGCACGCGGAAGGCATACTCGAGGAGAGAGGGCTTAACGAGGGATTCGTCGATCTCTACACAATCGACACCATCGGGAATAACGACGGCCTTGAAGAGCTTTTCGGCATTAACGCCGTCCCAGCAACGCACACACTCGGTTTTAGTGGAGGCGGGAGTCTTCGGAATTTCCTTCTTGCTCTTCTTCTCAACTTTCTTCTTGTCATCCTTCTTCTTCTTCTTGTCTTTATCTTCATCATCAGGGAAACAAAACCACGTGATAATGCAATAACCAAGAAGGATACATGCAGCCACAATAGCGAGAATAATAATGCCATGCTGCTTGAAATAACTATAGGCGCGCCTCAAATCTGGCAAGGAAAACTTTCCAGACGTAGGAGGGGCCAAAGAAGGATCAGCAGCGGCAGTCTCACGGTTGTAGCGCGCAAGAGCA